CGCGGCGTCGGTCGCCTGAATGCACGGCGTCACGAATTCCGCGAATTTCTGATCGTAGCGATTTATAAGGTTCTGATACCCGACGTCAACGCCGGTGTCAACGTACGCGTCAAGTTCGTCGTCATAGACGAGCCACGTGTTGCCGTCGCTGATTTTAGGCGACGCGCCGGTGTACGCGACGTTACGCGGGAAATTGACGATATTGACGGAAAGGTCAATCGTTATTTCGGAATAACCGACCTCGGCGTCCGCGTCAACCTCGATAACATTGACGACGCCGGTTGAATACATTTCGTTTGCGCCGATTGCGGCGTTGATAACGATTCCGTATTCGCCCTCGTCAATCAATTCGCGGTCGGGTAACAGACGCACGTAAACGGCTTGTGTGACCTCGTCGAACGCGACGTCGTCGCATTTCAATGTCGCCCCGTTGGGTTTCACCAACACCGCGCCAATATAACGCGCCTTGCGGAGGTTGGCGGGGTGTTCGCCGTTCGTCAAAAGGGTTGCTTTGATGCCGCAACCGTAGCCAAGACGAATATTGTACATAATTTTTCGGTGTTTGGTTGTTATTCAGTTGCGCCACCGTCACCGCCGTTTGCGTCGGGGTCGAGGTCGTTCTCGGGTTCGGGTTCAAGCGCGGCGATGCGGGTTTCGTGATCGGCGAGGGTCGCGTCGTTTGATGCGAATTTGCTGAACACGTCCGACATCAACACGTCGTTTGACCTGAAATTGACAATTCCGGTCGGCGCGGCGTTGATGATTTTGTCGGTTGACTGTGTGACGGCGCGGGTTGTCGCGTCGATGTCATAAAGATTTCCGGCGGTGTCAATCCTGATTCCGTTCGTACCGAAGAAACGACCGGCGAACGCCGATGTTTTCTCCGTTCCGGTGAATGTCAGTTCAACGCGGGCATATTGCGCGCGGTCGTCCATTTCGAACACGTCCACGAACGGCGAAACATAATATTTCGTTTCGTCCTTGAACGCCACGAACACGCGGAACAGACCGGCGGCGGGGATTGCGTCGGCAAATGCTGACAGATTCACAACAAACGCGTCGAGGTTCTCGTCGGCGACGGGCGTCACGGCGACGATACGACCGTTGTCAGGGGTTACGACCAACAACACAATTCCGGTTATGTCGGCGACGTGTTTGACATCGTCACCGACCTTTGGCACAACGACAAAGGTTGCGCCCTGAATTTTGGAAATTTTGTTCATTGTCCGATGATTTTGAATTTTGTTCGGTTCGATTTCAACGAACCTTTTTTGTAGTAGTCCGCGAAAATTGTCGGGTTCGCGATGATGTACGCAAGACATTGTTTCATATACCCGTCCGCGATCGCGAACGCGTCATTGTATGCGACTTGTCGTTCCTTGAATTCGGTCGCGTGCGAATGGTCGTCGTCCTTGACGACATATCCGAAACGCGTCAAACGATTCGGGGACGTTTTGACGAGGCGCGCCCAAACATAATATGCGAGGGTGCGTTTCAGACCGGCAAACACGAACGTTTCGCCGTTGCCGTTCTGATATTCGCCGCCGTTCAACAGACGGTCGAATTCAACGTGCGTTCCAAGACGCAAAAACAGCGCGTCACCGAGGGTTGGTTTAATATCCAACATTTCGGATTCCTCAATCGTCCGGCGGATAACGTCGTCGTCGCAATCGCACGGGCGCGCCAATTCGGCGACCTCGTGCGGCTCGATAATCGGGCGGTTAATTGGATTCGGTGTCATTGCTGATTGATTTTATAAGGGGTTCAACTTTGATGTCCTCGGGTGAATGATAAGGCAACGCGTCCTCCGGCGTCCAATGCGACAAAATGTCGCGATAGGCGCGCGACAACATTCGTTGCTGTTTTGCGACTTGTTCGCAATATTCGCGTTTGACGTCGTTCGCCAATGTTCCGGAAAAACCGATTGAACCGGTACGCAAGCGACAAAACATTTCTTGATTGAACGCGGCGTAAATGTTCGCCACAATGGTTTGTGTTGTCACCGTGAATTCCTTGTCGAAATTTTTCGGTGCGAACGAAATCAATTCGGGTTTGTCCTCGTCTGTTTCGCCGACGCAAACGCCGATTTTGCACGCGTTCGTGTCGCCTTGCAACTGTTCAATTTGATCGGCGAAATCGTCGTCGCGGCTGTTGACCGATTGTTCGGCGTCGTCGTCTGAATCGGGCGCGGTTTGACCGCGTTTGACCCAAAGAATACCGCCGGACAAAAAGTTGTTGCGCACGTTGCGGTTGTTGACATTGCACAATCCCTCGTCGGTTGACATATCCGTCAACACGGCGTCGAATACCGGCGTCGGGTAACGGTTGCGCCCCGCGCTTGTGATGTACAATATTTGTCCCTTGTAGAATTCAATTCCGCCCGCCTTGATGATTTGCGATTGTACGACCTCGGGATCAGGATTGAAAACGGGGAAAATTTCGATTGTTTCAAGGTTCACCTTGACAGAACGACCGCCGCGTGTGCGTTTGCCGCGCCAATCAGGGTGTACAATGATATGTGAAATGATACCGTTTTCGTCCTCCTCCTCCAATCGACACGATTCAAACGGGATTTGTGACATTGAAACGATTTCGCCCGCGACGTTGTAATTGACGTGTATTGCGACGCCGTCGAAATACGCGCAATCGTTCGATAATGATGAATGCACGTCGTCGAACGTTTCGCCGGCGTTGTTGATGCGGACGTCGGCGAGGGGTTGCGATGCGATGCCGTTTCCCTCGATATAAGTCGCACGGCGTTCGGCGCACGTGCGACCCGTCGGGGACGACAAAATTATGTCGCGAACATCTTGCGGATAAAGATTGTTGTCGCCGTAGGTTTTAATTCCCAACGACGACAGATATTTCACGTCGATTCGTGATTCAGGTTTTTTCGTTCGCTTGATGTTCATTGCTGTTGTCGGATTTTATTTTTCGGATTCGATCGCCTTGATGTATTCCGCAACAAGGCGTTGCGTCAATTTGACGCCGTCGATTTCGCGACCGGCGAAATCCGATTTGATTTTTGTTTTCGTTGCGCCTGATGCGAGGGCGTCGGCAATTGCTGATTTGACGGCGGCGTTTGAAACGTCCGCGCTTTGCCCGTTTCCGTTCGATTTGGCGGCGTTTCCGCCGTCGGACGTGTTGTCGGGTATCTTTTCGAACAAACCCGTTGCGGCGGGGTATTTTTTCAGGAATGCGGCGGCGACCGAATCGGTCAAATTCGCGTTGGTGTAAACCTCCGATGTTCCGTCCGGCTGAATAACAACACCCGCTTTAAGGATATAATTTGATTTTTCGTGCATTTTGTCGTGATTTTTAAGATAAACATACATTTCGATCACCGCGTCGCGCCACTTTTCGGAACAATTGCACGTCCGGATTTGGCGACCAAGAACGGCGGTGTACATTTTCTCGATTTCGACGCGTTCGGTGTCGGAATACGGGCGACAATCGCCCGTATTCCATAACACCTTGACTCGTTCGAATGCCTCGTTAACAGTCATAACGAAACAGATTGTTCGCCTATTGAGCGACGACGAGCAATGAATCAAACAACGCCTTTGTCGCGGCGTACGTTCCCGCATTCAGGAACATCGCCGATTTGGGGCATTTCAGTTCTTCGAGGGTCGCCGCCCAACCTGACATTGTGTCGTCGTTGTACGCCTCGCGTGTTCCCTCTTTTAGGGTCAAACCGTTCCAAAATCCGAAAATCTGAAACGCCGATGCGCCGGCGTTGTCGGAATCTTTCAGATTCTTGTGTTTGTTTTCGACGATCATAATGAATTCGCCGTCGAGGAGGGGGTCAACGATGTCGGCGCAAACCGCCGGTGAATTGTCAGGAATAACGAACGGGATTTCGTTGTCAGCATAACCGCCGAGGTTGCCGACACCGAGGGTTGTTTTCAGACCATTGAACGGGGTCTTGCCGTACTGATTGACGGCGTAACCCTTTTTTCCGGTTTTCAGGGGGAAAGCGGATATTTCGTTCGCCTTTCCCTGAACAAACGTCACGTTCGCGAAATCAACGTCGGCGCGATTGATGATGATTCCGAGGCGTTCAACGCCCTGAACAATCGGCTCGTCGCATTTTTTCGCGATTTCGCGTTTGATAAGGTTGTCACAAGTTGTTGGCATATCGTATTGTGATTTTAGGGTTCAACAATAGCGACTAATAAGCCGCCTGAATGAGGTCGGACTGTGCGATGAGTGTTCCCACCTTGTCCTTTGCGAGAATTTTGTTCATCTGTTCGTCCTGATTGAACCAAATCTGAATGTCAGCGACCTCGGATTCGGATTCAAGACCGATAAGGAGGTTGTCCTTTATGGTGTAAATTGCGCGATACGGTTTGTTCCACGCAACCTCCGAACCACCGGAAACCTCGCCGCATTCGTACGCCTGAATGATTTCGTCGAGGAACGGGATCGCGTACACGTCAATTCCGTTGTACGTGCCTTTCTGAATGCCGGCGAACAGTGACTCCCACTGTCCCTCCGAACCCTTGTTGTTCTGTTTCAGGTCACGATCGAGGGCGTCCTTGAACGCCATTGTCACATAAATAACCTGACCGGCGGACTGACGGAGAACGGCGGACGCGTCGGAAATCAGGTCGTCCATAATACCGGTTGCAACACCGGCGACACGGATTGCGGCTTTCTGTCCCGCGAATGTGTTCTCGCTGTTGGCGGCGATTGTGGTGTGACGTTTTGCGTCGGACGAAACGAGGGTGTAAATCCTCTTGAAGAATCCGTCTGTCAGGGTGAAGAAACCCTTGTCAACGGTGTTTTTCAGGATACCGCCGTTTGTTTTGGTGTTGGCGGCGGTGTCACCAAAGAACGCGATGCGCAACAGCATTTTCATAATTGCGAGTTCGAGGCGAGGATAAACGACGTCGTCGATATATTCCGTTCCGGTAAGGTCGGCAATCGATGTTTTAGTGCGCATTGCGGACTGTGCGAGTGTGCCTTCAAGATCCTTGTAACAAATCTTTTCGGCGATTTCCCATTCCTTGATGTCCCACGTCTGTTCGCCGGTTGCGATTACGGACGTTCCGAATGTAGGGTTGCAACCCTGACTTGCCTTTCCGACAAGACCGAATTCACCCACGAAACCGACCTTGTCGCCGTGTTTCTGTTTAGGGAGGACGTTGAACAGCGAACCGAGTTTGTCAACGCCGAGAACGGAAAGGAATATTAACTGTTTGAGGTCGGTCAACGCGCCGTTGGACGCGGTGAGGTTCGAAAAATTAAGTCCTGATGATGCCATAATTTTATGAATTTTGATTGTTTGTGATTAACCGATTACGGTTGCGTTTTTCTCGCGGAGTTCCGCAAGGCGTGCGGCGACCTTTGATGTTTTTTCGACGGTGTCGGTTTTGGTCGCGTGTTTTCCGGCGTCGTCGCGCTGTGCGGGTTTGTAGTTGGATTTGGCGGATTTCAGCCATTTCTCACCACCGGCAACGGCGACAAGGTTCAGAATGCGCTTGTCGGCGTCGGTTTTCGCGTTGGCGCGTAATGATTCATTTTCCGCCTCCAATTCAGCGATGCGGGCGTTTGCGGCGGCAAGGTCGGCGGCGGTTGTGTCATCGCCGTTGTCATCGCCGTTGTCGTCACCGTCGTCGGAATCGTCCTCGGCGGGTTTGATTTCGGTGATAACGCCACCGTCAACAACGATTGTTGTTCCGTCGGGCATCTTGTGTTCACCGTCGGGCGATGCCTCGTCACCGACGGCGGGATCTTCGCCCTCGGGTTTGTTGATTGTGATTGTGTCGCCGTCGGCGGTGTTCAATTCATAATTGACCGATTTCGGCGCGGTGTTGATGCCGAGCGCGCTTGCGATTGTAGCAAGGGCGGCGGCGAGGGCGTTTTTGTTTCCGCCCTGATTTGATGCGTTCTTTGCCATTGTGGAATGTGAATTTGATGATTGTTTTTGTGAACCGGTCGTCCAATCCGCCGCGTTTCCGCGCTTTTTCGCGGCTGATGCCGATTTCGGTTCGATGATTTCGTGAATGAACCCGAGGTTTTTCGCCTCGTCCATTGTGATAAATTTGTCCTCTTTCATCAACGCCTCCAAAACGGCGCGTTCCGTGCCGGTTCGTTCGACGTAAAAATCAAGAAAACGCGACGTTTCCGCGCGTAATTCGCCCGACAATTTGTCGAGGTCGTCGGCGCGGTATGCGTCCGCGAGGGAGTATTCGGGATAATACGGTTCGTGTATCAGTAACGACGCGTGTCGCGCGCCGCGCCTGACAGATGCGGCAAGCAAAACAACTGTTGCCGCCGATGCGCATTGCCCCTCGATCGTCGCGGTGATTGTTTTTCCGGTCGCGCGCAATTTGTCAGTAATTGCCCACGCCTCGGCGCAATCCCCGCCCAAACAATGGAGGCGCAAATCGATTGTGTTGTCGTCGGGGTCAACGGACGCGAGAAACGCGTCGATGTCTTTGAAACATACGCCGTCAACGCCGGTAAACCACCACAAATCGAGTTTCTGTTCCTCCGCAACAATTGGATTGTAGATTTTGAGAATTGCCATATTGCGATGTGTTATGAAATATATTTCGGTGCAAATATAAGAAAAGGCGTGTATATTGTACACGCCTAATCAAAAAATCCGGTGACACGCCGTTGTCAGCAAACGCCGAACAATCAGTCGTTAACGACACGCCGAAATTTGCGCACGATGCGCCAAATTGTACGTTCTGAACGTTCGTATTCGTCGCAAAGGTGCGTGACGACGCACGTCGTTTTGACGCCCGATTCAGTCAGGCGCACGAAATCGTTGTAAATCGGGAGGTCGGCAACGTCCTCAATTGCCACGCCGGCGCGCGCCAATGCGCGCAACGTGTCGGCGTGTTCGGTGATTATGTCGTGAACGGTTCGTTTCATTGTCTGTTGATCCTGATGTTAAATGTCGCCCAATGTTTCGACGGTCTTGACGCGTGACGAAACGCGTTGTATTTCGTCCACGCCGACGCGCATATCCAACGCCGCCACGCCACGCGCAACGGCGCGGGCGAGCATATCCTCGCCGGCAACTTGCGCGGCTGACTGTTGCGCCACGATTGGCACGCCGCCGCCGATTTGATTCAGGGCGGAATAAATCGGCGCGAACATCGACGTCGAATTCGCATTGTTCACCGATTCGCCGTTTGACAGACGGGCGGCGATGCTGTCAGACGTTCCCGTCCCCGCGCCGGACACGTAACCACCCTCGGCGAATTTGATTCCCTTGACGGTTTTGATTGCGGTTGCGATGTTGGCGAGAACGGTTGCAACGGTTGACGCGATCGCGGCGAGGTTTGCCGGATAGGGCATCGCGGACGCGGACGCCGTACCCGCCGCAATTGCGCGACCGGTGTCGATTCCGATTTGCGCGAGGGTCACGACCTTTGACAGATTGGCGAACGCGACGTTGTCCTCCCCGACGGCGTCCAAAATGGACGACAGACCGCCGGCAATATCCGACATTGATTGCAATTTCGTTTGTTCGATTTGCACCTCATAATCGGCGAGTTGCTGTTTGGCGTCGTTGTATGCTTTTTGCGCCGCCAACATACGCGCCTTGAATTGCGCGTCGGTTTCCTCCTCCATTTGATGCAATGAATCCAATTCCGCCCGCCTGAATTCAACCTCCAACGTCAACGTGTTTTCGTGATTCAGGGTCGCCTCGTTAATTTTGTTTTCCCATTCCAAACGCAACTCGTCCGCCGCTTTTGTCAACAATTCGTTATGATGCGATTGACGCAACCGGACGATTTCGGCGTCGTATTTCGCCTCAATCGCGGCGCGCTGTTCGCCGGTCAACTCGGCGTTGTTCAATTCGATTTCGCGTTGTTTATTCAGGGCGTCCAATTTCAAATTGAATTCGGCGTCCGTTCCCTCTTTGACGGCGGCGAGGCGCAACTGAATGATTTCGTTTTCGCGGGTCAACGTTTCGTTGATCGCGGATTCGTCCAATTGGGCGACGCGCTGATTGTGACGTTGATTCTCCAATTCGATTTGACGATTGATTGCGTCGCGGGCGGCAACGGTCAAATTCTTTTCCGTTTTCAATCGCTGTTGCAATTGGGCGATTCTATTCGTGTGATTCTCGTTTTCGGCGGCGAGTTCCTTTGCCGCGCCGGCTTTCATCAATTCGATTTGCGCCTGATTCGCCGCGTGAATTTCTTTCAATTCAGTTTCCGCCGCCTTTTTGGCTTGTTCGCGGCGTTGGTTGGTCGCCTCGGTGATTTGGGCGTTCAGTTCTTTCTTTTTGTTGAAATAGTCCTTTTCCGCGCCAATCATTGCGGCGTATGCCTCCGCCAATTTTTGATTTTCTTCGGCGGAATTTTCAGCCAATTTCGAACGATCCAACAACAATTGATATTCGCGTTTCGCGATGTTAACGCGTCGTTGCGCCAACTGTTCCTCGGCGTCGGTCGCTTGTTTCAGGAATTCCAAACGTTGCGCGTGCGTGTAATTCAATTTGTCGGTCGCCTTTTCTTTTAATTGGGTAATTTTCAATTCGTCGTCGGCGTCTTTCATCAACGCGTTTCGGCGTTCCTCCGTGATTGCGATTTCCTCCTCCGCCAAACGTTTTTCTTCTTTCATCGCGTCGGAAATCAAACCCAATTTGTCGGCGAACGCGGTCAATTTTTCAGCGACCCACGCGACACCCTCGGCGAGTTTCTGAAACACCTTTGTCAACAACGTTGTTCCGGCGTTCAACGGGGCGAGGGACGCCTGAACGGTTTTCATTGAACCCTCCGACGAATTCAAACCCTCGATAACTTTGTCGATAACGGTCGCCAACAAACCCAATATCGCGATAACGGGCGTCGTTGACATAACCTTGAACCCGTTCGTCACGTTTTTAATCGGGTTGATCATTTGACCGACCGCGCCGCCGGATTTGGTGAACGCGTCAACAATGGAATTTTTGTAATTGCCGACGTTGCGATAATACCGTTGTGTTTCCTCCTCCGCCTTTTTCAATTCGGTCGTCGTCGCGTTGATTTTGTCTTGCAATTCCTGACCTTTTGCACCTTCGCGTTCAGCGCGGGACAACGAATCGTATTCTTTTGTGAGGTTCGACAGCTCGGCGCGCAACGACCGCAACGACCCGTCTTGTTCTTGGGACGTTTTGATGTTGTTTTGAATTTCCTTGTTACATTCCTGAATCCCGCGTTTGTATTCAGTTTGCGCCGCCTGAATCGCGGCGAGTTGCTGTTTCTGTTCGTCGGTCGCCTCGGACATATTTTTCGTTTCCGCGCGCAATTGTTTTTCAGCCGCGCGCGCCTCGTCCAACTTTTTTGTGTATTCGACGACTTGTTTGACAGCCGCCGCCGAATCGGCTTTGATTCGGACGATGTGTTCGTTTACTGTTTCGTTTGCCATAATTCAATGATGTTTGATGTTTAGTTGACGAGAACGAGGGCGTACCGGAAAACGGAATCGGATTTGATGTTCAATTGCTGAATCGTGACCGAATCGAAATCGACGGATTTTTCGCCGTGCGTTTCGCCTTGTGATATTGTGACGGTGTCCGTGATTGTTTGCCCCGAACGCGTGATTTTGTACACAACGACGATTGTCGATGCGACGGGCGAGGTTGCGTCCACGCGAACCTTTTCGTTGGCGGCGTCCGCCGTGAATTTGATTTCATTGACGGCGCGGTCGTTCGCCTCTGATAACGGGCGGAACGTGAACCCATAATTGCTTGCAAGTGACCCCCACAACTCGTCGTTTTCGTATGCGTCAACGTCCGGAACGAACACGCATTTGTCGCCGTAAATGTATGCGCCGACGTTGCTGAATACCGCCGACGCGGTGTCCGGAACGGTCAACGCCCGACAAATAATCGTGTGCAAATACCGGCAGCTCCAAAACGCGTATTGTTTCAGTTCTGTCAGGGACGCGGGAATGTCAACAGCGCGCAACCGCGACGAATCAAACGATTCGTAACCGATTGAATCGATTGACGGCGGCAATGTGACGGTGCGAAGATTTGTCAAACCCTGACAACATTCGTCGCCGATCGCGGACACGTTGCGCGGGAATGCGATATGTTCGGCGTTGTTGTCAAACAACACGGTTTCGCCGACGGCGAAACCGATAACCGTTCCCGTGTCGGGGTCAACGAATTCGACGTCGGTGAGGTCAAGGCGTTTCAATGTTCCGATTTCCGACAACGTCCGTACGTCCTCGTTTCCGATTGTTGCGCCGAGGGTGAACACTTTCAGGTTGACGGGGTTCGTCGGGACGGTTGCGGTGTATGATTGCCCGCCGTCGGTCGAATACAACACGCCACCAACGCCCGCGCGGGACGACGGCAATTGCACCAATTCGACCGTGCATTCACCGCCGGACGCCTGAACGGAAACGACGCCGTAATATTTGCCGTATTGACGCAAATACACGGGTTTCGTGAAATCCAACGACAGCAAATCAAATTCGTTCAACCGGAATTTTTCAGTAATAACGACGGCGTCGTTCAACAAGCGGCGCATTGTCTGATAATACGTGTCGAGGAGTTGATTGAACGTGATCGGGGTGAATTGCGCGATTGCCTTTCCGGTGTCGCCCGCCTCGGGCATTATCATAACGACGCGCGGGTCAACCTTTTTGTCGGCGATCTGTCCGTCGTTGTTCTTTTCGAAATGCGGGATAATAACGCCGCGTTCCCCGTTGGACGAATGGACGATCACCTCGTCGGACGCCGCGAACGGTAATTTGATAACCTCCTTTTCCGCGTCGAGGGCGTCGTTGTCGATTGTGATTTCGCCGTCGCCCGATGCGGTGACGTCGTCCGTTGATTTGTACACTAATTTGTTGCGTCGGCAATAATCGCCCCACGCAAATTTGATTTTTGACGGGTCGCCGTCGCCGTTGGAAATCAGTTTCGCCGACCAATCGACCGCGTTTGACGTGTTGTTCAACAGCATATCCAACGACACAAATTTCAGTTTGTTCGCCGTCCCCGACGGGATAACATACAAACCGAACATTGCCGCGATCGCCTTGACGAAATCCAATTGTTTGATGTCGGGCAAATTGCCGTTGGCGCGGAACAGTTCGCCGAGGGACGTGTTGATTTCCGCCGCCGGAGGTGTGATTTGAAACATTGAACCGGAATAAATCGGCGTATCCCAATTGGCGAACGTGTAAAACTTGCCCTCCGATTGGAAATTGACGACGATTTCGTCGCCCTTAACAACATCGAAATCGCCCGAAATTCGACACAAGCAATTATAGACGTAATTTAACCCCGATTTTCCGACATAATTGTCCGTACTTGAGTAAATCGATATTTCGGTCAATTGGTTTCCGTTTTTGTATAACGACGGGAGAATGAACCCGCCGCCGTAAGCCTGATGTGAATCGTGTTCCCATTTGCCAACAGACACGCCGATTTGCGCGATCACCAACACGCGAACACGCCCGTCAACGTTGAATTTGATATGCGTTCCGGTTGCCTTGTCGCCGAATATGTTGACCGTATATTCCTTGTCCTCGGTTGAATACGCCGCCGACGACGGCAACGTCGCCAACAATCCGCCTTGATAGTTGAATTCGCCTTTTTTCTGTCCGCCGAGGTTGCGTATTGTTGCCGTTTTCAATTCAGGAACGGACGATTTGCGTGTTGACAGATGCACCGCCACGCGGCGCAATATTCCGGTACGCGCCTCGATGAATTGCGTCGGAAATTCAAATGTCAATCCGTTGTCCGCCTGAATCAACGACAACAGTTTGCGCGCCGAAAGGAACGGCAACGGTGCAACAACGGCTTGCGCCGCGCTGTTCATTGTCCACCACGAACCGACGCCCGTGTCATACGCGGCGTAAAAGATATAATCCTCGTTAGAGGCGCAAAGAATCCGCCCGTCTGACATAACCCAACAACCGCCGTCGGGTTCGGTGTTTGCCCGCGTCCAATATTGGGTGATGTTAGCGAGGGACGGGAGGTCGTTCAGTTTCGCGCCGGAATTGACCCACGTTTGAAATTTTGTCATTTCGCCCCAATACAACGCGATTTCATATTTGTCGGAACAGTCCAACAAAACGGCGTACGCGTCCGCGATAACCGTCACACCGTTTTTGACATAACGGGCGGGGTGTTTCCGACGGGGGAACGTCGATGAACGCGACGGCGACGTCGGGTCGTCAAATATGTTGCGGTTGTGGTTGGTTTTCGGCAACGATATTGTTTGCGAGTTCGACGACGTGATTTTCGAAATATCCCCGAGGAGGTTCGATTTGAAATTCAATGTAATTTTCGTGTCGGCGTTCATATCGACACGTTGGTTGTTGATATAAAGTTCCTCTGTCATAACGATTGCAATGTTTGCGCGGGTTCATTGATTGTCATTGTGAAATCCTGATGCGCTTTCGTCGTCTGTGCGTAATTTGCCGCGACGACGTTGACGCGATGCCACAACGGCGCGCCGTCGGTGTCGGAATACCCGTCAAAAACGTCAATAACGGGCGATTTGGCGCACGTAAGCAAAAAGGCGAACATTTCCTCGTCAACGAGTTTCGCGCCGATTGTGAGGGATTTTTGCGCGGCGAACGTTTGACGGGTGTTTGTTTCGATTGCCGTTCCGTTGTTGTATGCAACGGGAACGTTCCCGTTGTCGTGTTGCCACGATGAACCGGTGACGGCGGTCGCCGAACCGACACGTTTGAACAGATAATAACAAACGCGACCTTGATTGTCAATCCAACGCAAATAAACGTGTTTATCTGAATCAACGGGCGTCCGGTCGATTGTCAGGGTGTATGCGGTCAATCCGATTCGTTCCTCGTCGTTTTTGCAAACAATCCCGTGCGGGAACGCGATATGAACGGATTTGTCAACGGTGCGCGGGTCGATGAATCGGGACACGTCAATCATTGCGTGCAAATAGGGTGTCGCCCAACCGTCGGTGTCCTCCTCGTTATGATCCCAAAACGACACGCCGTGCGAGGGTTGCCCGTCAACGGTCACGTCAACGGGGTCGCCGTATTTCGACGTGAAATCGATTGAAAACGGGAAATTGACAAACCACGTCCGACGCATTGCGCCGCCTGATGATTCGCCGCGCGTCAACGCGCCCCAAATTGCGTCAATTTTGAACGGGGACGTCGGGGTGACGGTGTTGTTGCTGTTGTTGATAACGACGTATGCGGTGACGTGTTTGATGTTGTCGGAAACGCAAATGTCGTCAAGGTTGAACGGCGCGAAAATGCGTTCCTTGCCGTCAAAAATGATTTGGAGAAAACGGGCGATGTTGAATGTCGCCTCGCCGTTGAACAGATCGCGCGTTTCGTTGAACGTGCGCGCGTTTCCCTCGTCGTCGTATGCGGTGACGGTAATCGTTGCCGAAACAGCCGTCGCCCCCGTTGCGATAACTCGCACCAATGCGGGATTGAATGCGTAATGCGTCGCGTTGGGGATTCGGAGGGTGTATTTGGTTGATGATATTGTTCTCATTGTTGATTTTCGTTTTTTCGTAGTGTTTCAAATACGGACGCGGTCAATTGCGCGTCAAACAGTCCGGCAAGGCGTCGCCGAACCTCGTTCACGGCTTTCGGGATTTCCGGCGTGAAAATCGTCGGGTCGCCGCCTTTCTGAAACAACGCCGTTCCGTTCACCATTATCGACGTTGCAACGCCCCAAGGGGAATCGAGATTGATGCCCTTGTCGGACGCCCATTCGGCGATGATGTCAATGAACCATTTCGGCGCGGACGGGTACGTCGAACCGTCGGCACGTCGGCGGAAATGTTGCGCCCGAAACGGCTGATTTCCTTGTTCAAGGTTGCCGAAATACGCGCGTCCGTCCAACGTCCCGACGACGACGCCGGATTCGTTGGTGACATTGATTGTCATTGATTGCGCGGTTCGTCCGGACGCCTTTTGACCGGCGGCGAAATGATTCGCGATGATGTCCTCGCGCAACATCTTGATTTGGTCGGTGACAATCTGTTCGACGTTGTATCGGAGTTGTGATTCGTCCATTGTTCCGTGTGTTTTTAATCAGCGCAAACGCCGACGGCGTCAATCAGGGACAACCGCAACGTGACGATGCAAAGGTTCGCGTCCATACGATCGAACGCGATTTGATATTGAACGTCGCCGGAAATCTGTTCGAAATATCCTGAACGGTTGCACCGAACGACGAAATCCGCCGCGAGGTTTTTCAGGCGGTCGGCGATGTCTTGCGCCTCGTCGCCCCGATAGTCGAACGGCATCGCGTCGGCGAACGATATTGAACACGCGGGCGCGTCCTTGCACATTCCGAGGTCGGTGAATTTCAGCGACCCCGAAACCGGCTGAACGTACAAACAGACGGGCAACGTCAACCCGTCCCGATTGACGACGGGGCGGTTCGGCGCGGACGTGTCCCGACGGAATTTGTCGAGAACGACGTTTGCGCGCGTCCACGTTTCACAAATGAACGACAATCCCATTTCCTCGGCGATTGCCGCGACTTTCGATTCAATGTTGTTCAATTCCATTGTTTCAATTGTGTTTGTTTTGTTTTTGCGCCAATATTTCACGCAACCGGCGTTCATATTCGCGGGTTTCCGTGTCAATGCGCATACATTCGTAAATGCGAACCCATTTCACCGACATAACGTCGTCGTGATCCCTGAATCCCATTCGGCGGGCGTACCAATCAATAACGCCGAACGCGCCGAATTGCAACGATTCCACGCCGGCGGCGATTTCGTCGGCGTTGGGTTTTCGGTTGATGTCGGCGAACAACTGATTGATTCGCTTGATTTCCGCGTGAACGAAATTCAGGAAACCCGCCGTTGTCGATGCCGGTTCGCGCAACACCCGACGACGGGAGGTGACACCGAGAACGACCGCCGCGCAATTCAGGGCGACGGCGATGTTGTTTCCGTCTGTTGACAGCGCGGTCAACTCGCCGAACGTGAGGTCATTCAGGGACGACGGAACGTCCCGCCCGCACATTTTATTCGGGCGCGGCTGTGACGCAATCCAAGCGCGGAATTCAGGCGTTGCGCACGGCTCGATTAACAACATTTGTTCGGTTGTATATTCCTTGTTTCGGTGTCTGAACATATCAATATTGATTGGTTGAACCGAGGCGCATTTTCGCGCCTTTCGGTTGCGGGGTTATGTAATACGACATTCCCATTAAAAGGGGGTCGAAATAGTCAGGAGAGCGACCGAGGATTGCCTTTTGTTCGTGTTTGTCGATGATGCGTTTTCGCGATGTGTCCGCGTCCACGTCCAACGCGACGAGGCACGTTTCGATTTCCTCCGCGATCGTATCTTGCAGTTCCTCGGGGCAATTGATGCGCAATTTGCCGTCGTTGATGAATTCGGCGAGTTTATACGCACATTCGGATTTCAGGTTGAAATATTTGTCAGGGTGCGCCGCGCGTGCGCCGCCGTGAAATTCCTTGATCCCGACGAGGTAATCCGACAAATATTGACCCAATCCGTCGGAATCGGCGCATAATTGGGAGCGTCGGACGCCGTGTTGACGGGCGAGGGCGTCAAGGTCTTGTTCGATTGTTTTCGCGCCTGAATACGGTTTCGTAATTGCCAACGATGCCGCCAATCCAACCCACGAAAACGCGACGAAATTGTCACGCCCTTTCATTGCAAGGTCGGCGGTTATGCGGCGCGCGTTGTCGGCGGGGTCGGTGACGTTCGTGAAACAATCGAGAATTGCGTCGTAATCGACCAACGCGTTTTTGTTCGATTCGTATTCCCACATTCCCAATAACAGACGCATTCGGGTTTGTTTATCCTTGATTGATTCCAACGTCCGCACGTAATCCGCCGTGACGAACGGGTTGTCGTACACCAACGATTGAATAAACGCGCAATCAGGCGGCAACGTTCCCATTTTGGCGGGTTTGTAAAACTGTTTGTACAGCCAATTTTTTTTCGGGTTGCACGTGATAAGCATTTTCGGTTCAAGATTATATTCGGCGTTCAGATGTCGCCCGATTCGGGATTTCAGAACCTCGAATGCCATATAATGAACCTCGCCGCCCTCCTCAATCCAACCGCCGGTGAATTCCTTTGAACCCAAACGTTCAAACATTGGGTCGCGTTTCGGATAGAATGTCAGATCAAGCAATATAATTTCCGACCCGTTATCAAACACGATTCCGTCGTCGTTTTGCCGGTATTCAGTAAAACCAAAACTCGCCGCGACCTTGTTGAACGTGACGAGAACCGATTCGCGTGAATCCTTGATGTTGTTTCGACCGACAAACCACCGCGTGCGGGGGAACGCCCAACAACAGCGCAACAACCATTCGCACCCGAGCCACGATTTGCCACCGCCCGCCGCGCCACCGTACACGCAATAACGAATCGCGGAATCGGCAAGTTTCGAAAACGCGAGTAATTGTTTGAGGTTGATTTTGTCGGGGACGGCTGTTGTCATTGCGGAATCCTGAACACGGGGTTAATTGTCGCCCTCGTCGGCGGATTCGCGGCGGCGGGCGTCCACTTGCGCGATGATCTGTTCGATATTAGGCACAACCGGCAACACCGACCCGAAACCGGCGAACGATTTTCCGTCGGATTTGATGTCGATGTGTTTGACGTCAATTCCCATTAACGCGTTGCGCATTTTCTCCCATTCGCGAATTTCGGCGAGAATCTTTGTTTTGCGCGCGTTGTCGGCGGTCGTCGATGCGCTGAACGAATGTGTCGGCGTTTGTGTCTGAATACCGGTGACTTTGTCCGTCTTGATGATTGAATTGACCGAGTTATGTTTGATTTTGTCGTCGGCGGCGTAATAAATGCGCCACAACTCCGCGATCGCGTTGTCACAAACGGCGATTGCGTCGGCGACCTTGCGTTCCGTTTCCTCGTTGGCGTTGGCAACGGCGCGGGTGCGCAAATATTCGATGTCGCGTTGAATCGTTCGGGCGTTGACGTTTTGTCCGCATTCAGCCGCCACGAACGGCGCGATTTCGTACGATGATTTGTGTTGACACCAATATTTCAGGACAACCGGCAACCGGATTTCACGGGCGGTTTTGGCGGCGGCGTTGTGGTCTTTCATAACTTAACCGCCTCCGCGCCGGTTTCCTTTTCCCAACGGGCAATGATTACGTCGCAATAATGCGGGTCTAATTCCATACAACGGGCGCGGCGGTTCAACTGTTCCGCCGCAATTATTGTTGTTCCTGAACCGGCGAACGGGTCAAGGACGATGTCGTTCTCGCGTGACGAATTCAACATCATTTCGCCAAACAGACCGACGGGTTTCATTGTCGGGTGATCCTTTGATTTCGTCGGGCGGTCAAATTCCCAAACGGACGTTTTCGCAAATTCGCCGTTGCCGATAAAACGGTGTTTCTCGTTCCACCCGAAACAAATCGGTTCGTGTTGATAGTTGTAATCTTGCCGCCCGAGGACGATTGATTGTTTACGCCAAATCAACTCGTGTTTGACAGTCCACCCCGCCTTCATCATCATCATCATCATCATCATCGTATGCGTCACGCCTTGCGGCATCGTGCAATATAACGAACAATACGCGTCCGCGACGGAACGCATATTCTCGAACGACGGCAACCACAATTTCGACGCCGCCTCCTCGTCGGACGCGAACGCGTCGTTTGCTATCTTCGCGCCCTTTCTGTTTTCCTTGTGTTCGGCGTGATTCCCGCCGACAATCCCGACGTTATACGGGGGATCAGTAACAACCAACAACGCCGTGTCGCCGTTCATCAAACGTTTTATGTCGTCGAGGTTTGTCGCGTCGCCACATAACAACAAATGTTGCCCCAAACGCCACAAATCGCCACGATTGACGCGTGTTTCAACGGGGTCGGTGTTCTCGTCGAAATCGTCCTCGTTCGTCGCCAAATGCGCCCCGTTTTCGATTGCGGCGGCGTCGGCGGCTGATTGCGGCAAAAGGTCGGGATCGATTGCAATGAGTTCGTCGATGTCGTATTCGTTCGCCAACATATCGTTGTCGTATTCTCCGAACGCGGTGTTGTCTTTGATTATGAACGAACGCACCTCGTCGGGGTCAAGTTCTGATGCACGAATAACGGGGTTGACGGGGTTTTGTACCCACGCCCGCCAATATTCACGCGTTTCGATTTGCGTCGCCGGTTTCCGGTGTTGGTATTCGACAGAATGTTCAAGGCGCGTCACGATGTCCGGAAATGTCATTTTTGACAGTTGGCGCAACGCCTCGGTTCGCATATTGCCGCCGAGGGGGATATTGTCGTCGGACGCAACCGTCGGGCGCAAATACAACATCTTTGGCAATGTCAGGATTGACACGATCAAATCGTCCATTCGGGACGGGGAAATCGTGCGGGGGTTATGTTCATTGACGAGCATTTCCCCGATTGGAATTTCAATAATAGACGGAATTTTCATAATGTGCGTTGTTGCTGATTCCGACGCGACACCCAATGTCGCGACAATCATTCACGGGCAAATATACGAAAATCGCGTGTATTGGGTACACGCGACAAGAGAAAAATTTTTTATTCTGTTGATTCGTCGGTCGTTGCGGGGTCTGTTCCGCCGCCGTTGGCGTTTGCGGTTTCGTTTGCGTTTCCGTTTGCAAGGTCGTTTGCGACCTCCTGAACCGGAACGAGGTGTTTCTTGAATTGCCGTTCCGCCTCGCGCCTGAACGCCCGTTTTTGCGTTCCGGTCTTGCATCGACGCCAACCGGCTTGAATAACTTTCGCCCAAACGACGGTTTGTTTGTCACCGCGCGCCGTTGCGCCGTTGATAATCTGATTCAATGCGTTTTCGAATTCAAAATTGTTCATAATGATTTGTTTTTATTGGTTGTTTGGTAATGGATTATTTCGGAGGAATTCGTCGAGTTCCATTCGTCCGGAAACGGGGACGCGGAACAAATGCGGATTTTGCCGTTCGGGGTTCGTTGCCGGTTGTAACAAATAGGCGTTGACCGTCTGTTGAAATTCCTCCAACGTTCGAACGACGACATATTTGTTTCCGGCTTGGGTCGCGGCTGTTTCCCAATCGATTTGTTCGTCGGATTGGTCGGATTTTTTCGATGTCGTTTTCATTTCGATCGCCAACGCGCCGAAACCGCCACGTGCGACGAGCAACAGCAAATCAGCGACACCCCGCGTTGCGCCCTCGGCTTTCAGGATTGCGCCCTCGGTCTTTGACCGTGCGCCGCCGTTGGGAACAGAAAACAACAAATTCCATATCGACGCGTATTGCGCGCGAAACCACGCGACACACGCGATTTGCAATCGGGATTCAACGTGTTTCATTCCGCCGCGCTTTTTATGAAATCGACGATTTCGTCAAAACTTTTCGTGACGGGGATTGTTTGCCCGTCTGTTGTCCGGATTTCGTAATCGGAAAATGTCGCGATATGATTCACGTTGACCGCGACATTCGCGCCGGTGTCCTTGCGGACGAATGAAAGGAAAATTGTTTCGTTCATATTCTGTCAGTAATTACGCCGAAAAACAACAATCATTGACGGAAACGGCGCGCCTTGTTTGGAATCGCCGAACCGCAACCGTCCCTCGATGAATCGAATTTCGGCGGCGTTGTGATAAATGTATTTGTGAAAATATTTCGTGTCTGTTCGCGCCGGTATCAGGAGAACAACGACGGTGTCCGCCTTGCGGGATTCCGTGAAACACTTTTCGACCCACGCGCCGATTGCGCGTCCATACGGCGGGTTGCAAAATACCCGATACCCCCCCCCAATTTTGGGAAAGACCGTCGTCGGCAATCGTGAAATGTCGTTCACATTTCGCGTTGGCGTCTGTTGAACACGGGTCAAGGTTGAAATGAAATTCGTCGTCGAGTTGCCGAAACAGTTCGTCCGGCGTCGTCCATTCACACGAATCAGATGATAAACACGCGGTAATATTTGCCATTTTAATTGTTTTGTTTGATGAATTTTGTTGATGATACCCGAATATATTTGACGTCGATTCGGAATTGTTTTTCAAGGATTCGCAATTGAACGTCGGACAAATTGGGACAATCCCATTCTTTGAACGCGATCGCGTCGCCTTGTCGGTCGCCAAAATTCCGGAGGCGATGCCAATATAAATCGTGATAAACGCCCACAATGTACCCGTCGGGAGTGTTTTCAATTTGAAACAGCATTGTCAAAACAATTTCGGGTTGGTCTGTTCGTCGTTGTTGCGTTTGATTTCAGCATCGACGCGTTTCTCTAATTCGCGGGATTCCGTGAACCAACGCGACGACGCGTTCCAATCCTTTGCACGTTTGGCGGCGAAATAGTGATTTTGCGCGTCGCGCATTTTCGCAACAAGGGCGTAAAATTCTTTTTGTTCCATACGTCAAAATTCGTTTTCGTCGTAAATGTCCGCGTTTCTGAAATCGATGTCCTTTGCGACCATTGCGAACGCCGCAGTCAGGATCAGGGCGAACACCGCCGCGAGAATTATAATTCCGGCAATAACGCCGGCGATAATTGCAATTGATTTCATATTCTGTTGATATTATGTCGTTAATCAGTCCACCACGCCCACGCGAAATATTTTGCACGTTCGACAAGTTCGGAATCGTCGGTCGGGTATTCAATCGCGGCGAGGAGGTCGGCGGCGTAAACCCACGCAACCGGCAACCGGTCGCCCCAATCAATCGTTGCGATTTCGATTTCGTTGTCCCCGTCAGGGTCGGCGCAAAATTTCAGTCCCTCGACTTGGGGCGTCGGGTGTTCCATTTTGCCCTTGCGTTTGAAAAACACGTAAATTTCACGTTCAGCCAACACGGGCGTTTGAACGGTGTTGAATTTCAATCCTTTCATATTCTGTTTATTTTTTGAATCCCGACGCCCGCCGGCGGTCGCCGTAACGGGCGCGGGGACGATAGACGGTTTTAGACTATTTCAAAAGCGGAAACGGGACGCACGGTGTCCGAACAGTACTTGCCGGTGTAGTTCAAAATGCCGCTGCGGCCGTTGAAGACGAACGCGAGCGTCGCACTGTACTCGGGATCGGTGTCCGATTCACACGTCCAAAACCAACGTGTCAACGGGTCGCCGCCAATCAGGGACAACGCGTCGTCCAATCCGGCGAAACGGGCGTCGTAAATATCGACGCATTCGTGACGGGTCGGGAGGCGGAATGTTGCGCCGTCGCAACCGTCGAATGTCACTTTTGACGCGATGTCGTTCGCCTCGTCGAAATTGTGTTCCTTTCCGCCGTCGGCGTTACATTTGGCAATTGCCAACCATACGCGACCGCCGATGTTCAGACAGACAACCGACGCGCGGGTCGGGTTCTGTTCCTTTTTCCATTCATCGACGGGGACGATTTCGCCGTTGTCGGGGTTAACGATTGCAATGTTGAACGTGCGTTTTTCGCTGTTGAAATTCATAAATTTCGGTTTCATAATAGTTTGATTTTAAGGGTTGATGTTATTTTGTGTGTTGTTTGTTTTCATTGTCGGGATTTGGCGGATTGGGGACACCGAAACCGATGTCCGGCAAGGCGCAATATGTGTCGTTCAGGGTGCGACCGAAAATGATTGTTTCGGGGTTGATTGACGCGAGGGCGTCGGCGGTCTGTTCAACTTGTTCGACTGACAGATTGCCGCCCAATTCGGCGACGATTTCGCGGGTCAACGCGAGATACGGGAGGCGGTGCGCCGTACGACGGCGTTCGACGATTGCGCGAGCCGCGCCGACGAGCATTGTTTCGTTGCGTGTCATAATACCCCGTGACGGCGTGAATCGCCGTTCATTTCGATTCGGTTGAACATTTCCATACAACGATCCTCGATGCGGTCGCCGTACCGTTCCGCGACTTGATCCATTGTTAAATTTGTCGTGACGTGCGTTTTCAGGTCGCCGCGCCCGTACCGGATTTGCAACAGATATTCGAACACGTTCACCGGCGTTCCGTAATAGTTTGTGACGCGGGGTTCTGAACCGAGTTCGTCGTATGCGGCGGTTTTGTCGATGTGCTGTTTCAAAACCTCATATCCTTGTGATGCAAAATCCAAACATACGGACATACACGGGTAAATCCTGAATCGGGCGCGGTCGGTGATTCGCGACGATGCTGTTCGGGGATATGTGATGTCAACGAATTTTTGATAAATCTTCAATAACGTTGTTTTTCCCGTTCCGATGTCGCCGTGTAACCACAACCCGCGATCGGGGTCGATTCCCTCGGTCGGAATGCGCATCGCGTATCGAAACACCTTTCCGACGGCGTCGCGGTTGGCATCGTCAACAGCGAACGACGGACAAACAGAATGCGCAACACGGAGGAACAATTTTTTACTTTCCTCGATTTGTTGGCTTGTGTAATTTTCCGCCGTTGCTGTCTGACTTTCCTGAATCGCGGCGAGGGCGTCGCGCATTGCCTGATTGATTGTCGTTGTTTCCATTTTTGGCGTTGTTGATGTTTACTTGTGCGTTTGTAATCATTCGCGCGGCGCGTTCCATATCGGCGCGTTTGCGAATCCAATTGTTAAAATGTTTTTTCGCGTCGGCGACCTCCTTTCGGGTTTCGCCTGATGCGACGAGTTGGTTTACGAATTCCGGTATCAGTTCGCGCACGTGTTCGGGCGTGATGTATTTTCCGAACGCGACCGACGACAAATATTCGGCGTCGTCCAATAATTGCGGAATTTCCGAAACCGAAATGAATTTCAAATCCTGATTTTCGCCCTTATTATCATTAACAACAGAGATATTTATATTATTATCTTTATTGTTTGTGGTTGTGTTTTGGGTTGATTTTCGGGTTGAAACGTTGGTTGACGGTTCGTTTTCGGTTTCAAAAAATCCGCTTTCGGGTGCGGTCTGTTCGGGAATTTCGCCCGTTCCGCCGTTGGTTGATTCTTTGGTTGATTTGTTGGTTGAATCGTTGGTTGTCCTCCGACGGCGTGTCGGTGTCTGATATTCGTCGAATTTGCACACGGTGATAATTGACGATTGTTTCGTTGCTGTGACCGTACAAAATCCCGATTCAGTCAACACGCGTAACGCGGTGCGAATCTGTTGTTGTGACAATCCGGTTTCTTCTGACAGATGCGCCCGCGATGTCACGAACGACCCGCGTTCAATCGTCACACCGTGCCACGTTTCCGGCGTTTCGTTCACGCGCAACAACAGATGTACGGCGAGAACCTTTGCCGGAATATTCGTGTACCATTCCGTTTGAATTGTTTTTCGGTGTAAACTTATCCAACCGTTTTTCATAAAATCGATTTTAAGGCGTCAAATTTCGTCGTTCGTCAATTCGACGACTAAATCCCTATTTGCAACCCAAACGCGCGAATACGGGGCGTTTTTGGCGGCAAAGCGGGCGAATTCTTCGCGGTTTGCATTTCCGGACGACAAATGAACCAATACAACGTTGTTCAGGGACGGCGTAACATTCGCCGCGATGAACGCGCCCGCCTGATTGATTGAGAGGTGCGATTGGCGCACGCGTTCCGCTTGCGTCGGCAACACGTCCCCCGAAATCGTGCGGGCGGTCAATATGTCGTCGTTGTAATTCGCCTCGATCATTATGTGATTGAGGTTTTGTTTCCTGAAATTGTATCGTATGAACCGCGTGTCCGTTGCGAACAGCAAACGACCCATTTCGGGGTGTTCGATGATATATCCCAACGGCTCGGCGGCATCGTGTACCACGTCGAACGCCTTGACCGTGAATTCGCCAATCTGATATGTTTTCAGGGCGGCGACGATTTTGACGTGACGACGTGAACCCGTCTTGCAATTTTCAACAGTTCCGGCGGACGCGTAAACGTCGATTCCGAGTTCGGTGAATTTTTTGACGAATCCGGCGTGATCGCCGTGTTCGTGCGTCACCAATGCGCCGGCGATTCGGGACGGTGCGACGTTGACACGTGACAACATTTTGTCGGGTGACACCCCGCATTCGAGAACGAGTGCGGAGGTGTTACCGTTCAAAACGTAGCAATTGCCCGCCGAACCTGATGCGATAACGTGCAATTTCATTGTGGTCGATTAAATGTTGTCGGGGAATTCCTCGTTTGCATTGAAACCGAAATCGTCGTGTGCGGGCGCGGGGTCGCTCGTCGGCGCGGCGGGTGCGGTCTGTTCCTTTGCCGCCGGTTTCGCCGCGTCACCTGATGCGGGCGCGCCGTCGGTGAATTCCGGTTCGATTACGTTCGCGTTTTCAAATACGTTCGCGATGTTTGCCGGCTGTTCGTCGATTGTCTGATCGTCGATGTCGTCAACGGTGTTCGCAACGTCGGCGTCGTCTGATGCGGCAATAAATAGTTTACAAGCACGGGAAATAACGGTTTTCTTGCACATTTCGGCGGGAAAATTACGGTGTGCGGGTGAATTGCCCTTTGTCGCACCTTGCAACCAACTCTGATGTATTTCGTCGATTGTCATAACATCAATAAACGGGTCGCGGTCGGGTTCGTCCGCGTACGGAACAGAACACCACGCGCCGACGATTTTGTTTTTGTCGATGTTTTTGAGTGACTGTTCGTGTTTCAGGACTTTCTTGTTACCGGAGCGGACGTCGATTGTGTATTCGAACGTGTCGCCCTCGTAGATCACTTGTGCGTTGGGTGTACCGGCGCGACCGAGGCGTTTTGCCATTGCAATACGACCCGTGTATTCGGGTTGACATACGACGGTGTTTCCGTACGCGATGAAATCGCATTGTTTTTTCGCGAGGGACAACCCGAGAATGCACATTTTGTAAAGCGACACCGCGATTGATGCGGGGGTGCAAGTTGTCAGCAACGGCGCGCGTCCGTTTTTGGATTCGGACAATTCAATCAACGCGAGGGTGATGTTGTTCGCGGGATTGTAGTTTTCGGGGATAACCAAACCCGAACCTTGTGCGGCTGAAATTTTGTTTAACACCGATTTCGTCAAGTCCTCCTTGATTTTGGCGACCTGAACGGTTGCGTCCGGCTGACGGGTTGCAACCTGATTGTTTGCATTGTTTGCCATAATTGAGTGAATTAAATTGTTGATGATGTGCGTTTGTTAATGATTGCCACGATGTCAGACAGACGCCAACGGTTCACACCGCCCACCTTGACGGGGTGCAAATACCCGATGCGATCCCAACGGTTCAACGTTTGGCGTGTTTTGATATTCAGCATTGACAGCGCGGTCGCGCGATCAACCGTTGGTTCGGGTTCTGTTGCCGTCGCGGCGGCGCGTTCCTCCTCAAACCTCGCGCGTTCCATTGCGACGAGTTCACGGGCGGCGACAATCAGGTCGCCGACGCGAACGGTGACGTTCACGTCCGGCGCGACCTTTGCCAATTCGATAATGTTGACGTTCTGTGACATTGTGTGCGTTATTGAATTTTTGTCAATTTGTCGTACTGTTCGTTTACATTCAGACGGATAACTTGTGACGCGATGTCGAAATCGCGCGCCGTGATTGATTCGCCGTTGTCGATGAATACGGGGGCGTTAACCTGATAGAATTCGCAAAATGCGCGTATAACGTCCAACCCGACGAGAATTCGTTTTGCGTCGTTCATCGATTTGTACGGAACACCGGCGGCGTCCATAACCTCGCAACACTCCTTGTCGTCACCGTCCAACGTTGTTTCAAACATACGCCAACGGGCGATTTTGAAATGTCTGTTGATGCAATCCTCGACGGCGGCGATGTCCGCCTTTGAATATTCCGTCGCGGCGAATTCCAAACGTTCAAGTTCGGCGATGCGGTCGGCGAGGGTCTGTTCCCGTTCGGTTTCCTCGTCAATCAATTTTTGGATTCGTTCGCGTTCGGCGACGGCTGACATTCGGGCGTCGATAGGTTTGACAGATTCCGCGAATTTGCCGTTTTCGTCGGCGATCGCGTTGTTCAGGTCAGCGCGGCGGCGTTCCGGTTCAGACGTGTCCGCCGTCCGGATTGACGAAATTTCGTTTTCAATGCGGGTTATTTCGTCCTTTGCGGACTGTTCGTCGGCGAGGGTCTGTTTGTATTCGGGCGATTCGCAAACGTCCCCGATTGTCGCGGACGTGTCCCCAACGGGGGATTGTTTCAGAATCTCCAACGCGACCGATTTGTCGTTGCGCGTTTTTGTCAGGTCGGCGACGAGTTGCGTCTGTTCCGACACGATGTTGTCGGCGTCGGCGATTTTCTTTTCGTATTGCGCGATTTCCGCCTTTTTGCCGTTCGCCTTTTCAATCAGGGACGCCAATTTTGCGCGCTGATTGTTGACCCATATCGCGCGCGCCTTTTCGATTGATTCCTCGACCGATGCGGCGGGCAATGGTTGACCGCAACTCGGACACACGGTTGTCGGCGTGTATTCAAACGCGGCGGCTTTCTGTTTGGCGTATTCAGCGCGCAACGCGTCCAATTCGCCGGCGAGGGTCTGTTTGTGGAATGTCAATGCGTCGATTTGTTCGGTCGCGTCCTTGCGGGCATATTCCGCGTTTTTGATTTGGCGTTCCAACGCCGACAGTTCGGCGGACACGGCGTCAATTTTTTCGGTGCGGTCAATGTTCTTACGACGGACACCCGAGGTCGCCGCGTCAATCAGGCGTTCGCGCTTGTCACGCAATTCGTCCATTTTGGAACGGATTTCGGAAATTTTAGCACGTTTTTCGGAAATTTTGGAACGGATTTCGGCGTCGCCGGCACGCATCGCGGAAATTTCCGCGTCGATTTTGGAAATTTCGGATTTCAGTTCGTCAACGCGTTTGTCACGCGCGGCGGCTAATTTGGCGCGTTCGGCATTCAAGGCGGCAACGTCAACGGGATCAGGCATCGCGCGTTTATACGCGGCGATTGCCGGTTCACATTTGGCGAGTTCGGATTTGTTTTCGCGCTTTTCGGCGGCAATGCGTTTTTTGAACGCCGCCAACGGCTCACCGTTCATCGCGGCGATCAGGTCGGCAAATTCTGTTTGGAGGTCGGTTTTGTCAACCTCGCCCGCGAGGGTCAACAGAGTTTCACGGCGTTTCGTCCATTCGGTGAAACGGTTGTCGATGAAATACAACGGGTTCGTTATCATACGGAAAACGCCCTCGGTAATCCAACCGCGAACCGTTTCGTCGTACGCCTTTTTTGTCCCGACGTTGACGCCGTTGACAAAGAATGCGGTTTCGTGTCCGGCGAGAATCTGTTCAGTTTCGCCCGCGCCACGTTTCCACGTTTCGCGCCACACGCGGCGCAATGTCTGATGTGAACCGTCAACCGACAATATCGCCTCGACGAAATAATCGCAATGATGCACGGGTTCGCCGGTCGCGGGGTCGATTGGTTTGATGTCAAATTTCGTTTGGTCTTGGTCGCGGCTGTCCTTGCCGAACAACAACCACGTGAACGCGTCGAACAACGTCGTTTTGCCCGTTCCGTTGTCACCGGCGACGACGGCGTTCATTCCGTCGAATGTCATTTCAAGGTCACGAATGCCCTTGAAATTGACGAGGTGCAATGATATGATTTCAATTTTCATAATGTGTTGATGTTTGATTGATCGTGCGTTTGTTAGTATTCAACGAGTTCATAAACGACACCCGTTTTGACCGTCCGGCGTTCACCTCTGAACAGATAACCGGCGATTGTCGGTTTTGATTCGAGAATCTGATTTTTGCGGGTTTCGATTTTCCAATGCGGAAAACGCGCTTTCACTTTCCACACAACCGCCGACAAATTGGCGATGTTGTAATGTTCCGCGTCGATAGTATCGAAACGTTTGAACCGGCGCAACAGCGCGGCGACGTACGTCACTTGTGATTTGGGATTTTTTGTTTTCATAATGATTTGATGATTTATTGATGATTGATTGTTGATGTCTATTCGCCCCAAACCTCCGACGCCGGAACGCCGTGTTTCAGGAACGCCGCCTCGATGTTCGCGGCGACGACAACGTCGAGAATGCGTTTTCCGTCGGCGTACGCGATGAATGTCGGGCGGGAACAGTTGCCGAGGATTTCGACGATGTCCGCTTTCAGGGCTTTCACCTCGCCGGCGCGGGCGTTACGCAATCCGCGACGGAATGATTTTGAAATTGCCTTTGTCATATTCTGTTGATTGATGATTTAATATTTTACGTTGACATACATTTCGAATTCGTCCGGCGCGGGGTAATCGTCGCCCTCTGTCAGACAAAACGGGTCGTACCCGTCAAGGACGTTCACGTCGTCGTTGGCGGCGGTGTCCTGATGCGGTTCGTCGTCGGCGTCCGCCCAAAATTCGGGACACGTTGCCTTTGTCGTTTCCAACAGCAACCACGCGACGAATATCATCAACGCCTTTTCGCCGAGAAACGCCCAAGTGAGGGGTTCGTCGTCGGGCGTAACGCCAAACAGACCGACAACCCCGATAAACATTCCACCGATCAAACAAATTCCGGTGACGATGTATTTTGCGATTTTATTCATTTCCATTTCGTAATAATTTGAAATAATATTCCGTGTTAACTGTTCGTGAAAATGTCCGACCCCAACGATCCGTTGCAATGAACAATGTTTTGTTTCCGTACGTGACCTCGTTGACCGCCCACGATTTCGGGTCAATGCGGAGGTCGGACATTATCGATTTGACCGATGTTCGGTTCATACCAATTCAACCTCCCGAATTGACATAAACACGTCGGTCACGAAATGGTCGAATTGTACGGCGTGACGTTCGATGTTGACCCCGATTTCCCATTTGAATATTTTGTCGATGAACGGTTTGCGTTCCCACGTTCTGAAATCGATTTCGTCGTAATTTTTCGTGTGATCGCGGAGGAGTTGGCGGGCGTAATCGCACGCGGCGTCAAAATTGGTGAATGCCTTGTCGGTTGAAAACTGTCTTTCCTCGCCGTCTTTGGTGCGCTGATTTTCGACAATGATGAAAATTTTCATAATGTGATGATGTTAAAATTTGTTCTTCGTGCGTTTTTGTATGTGCTAAAATTTCGTTTACTTTGTGTAATGATATGTTTAACACAATGCAAAGGTATGTAAAAAATCATACAAAACAAATTTTTTTACAAAAACTTGTATGATTCGCCGAAAATAAATCATAAACGCACAAGAAGATGAACACAAATGACCCAAAACAGACAATCGCGGAACGTCTGAAATCCGCACGTCAACACCTGAATTTGAAATCAAAGGAATTCGCCGCGATCGCGGGGATTGACCCGCGCAATTATTCGACCGTCGAAAACGGCGCGAGGGGCGTCGGTGATTCTGTTATCAATAGGATTTGCAACGCACACGGCATCAATCCCGTTTGGCTGAAAACGGGCGACGGTGATATGTTCGGAACATTGCCGGCAATCCGGACGGACAAATTCACCGTTGCCAAATTGCCGTTGTCAGCACACGCGGGGTCGTTGTCGGACTTTTCCCGTTCCGTCACGTTCGACGAGTGCGAACGCGTTGTGTCCCCGATCGGGAATGTTGATTTTGCGATTCAGATTTCCGGAGAATCAATGTCGCCGGAATACCCGAACGGCGCGCAAATCCTGATAAAACGAATTGACGAACGCGCGTTCATCGAATGGGGACGCGTGTATGTTCTCGACACCCGAAACGGCGTCGTCGTCAAAAAGATAATGCCGGCGGGCGACACGGAAACCGTCAAATGCGTTTCGATAAACCCCGAATTCCCGCCGTTTGAAATCGCGTTCGCCGATATATTCGGAATGTATCGCGTGTTGATGTGTATGTCGCTAAAATGATGATATGATGATTGATGATGCAAAAACCGCCGTGACCGACCGATTTTTCACGGCGTTCGACGCCCTGATTGAATCAGGGGAAACCCACACGCAAACGTTTTGTCGCGAAATGTCTGTTGACAAACGGAATTTCACCAAACAGCGCGACGACCATTCGCGGCAAATCCTGAAACCGTATTGGCTGACATTCATCGTCGAACGGTTCGACGTTTCGGCGTATTGGCTGTTGACGGGACACGGACGAATGTTCACGCGCTGACAGAACGAAAGAACGGCGACGTTTGCACCGCCACCGTTCAACGGGTCGTCCACCTGAAAACCGTCGCGTATAGTTACCAATTATTCCGCGTGACCGGTGTCGCCGTCGGGGCGTGTCCGTTGTGGACGTCGCCCGTGTTGCAAATATACGAAATTTGATGATTTTTGATGATTTCCGCGCCTATTTATGACACGTCTTAAATTTTTAAGGTTCTTTTGGCAATAGTCGAAATGGATCTCGGAACGCCGCCCGTCGCGGTGATGTGCGGCGTTTATTTTTTCGGGGTCGTCTGTTCCAACATATTGACGAGGTCGGTTTTCATCTGTTCGTCAATTGTACGGTAACGCGTGAACGCGCGCGATCCCTCGCAATGTCCGGACAACGCCCCGATAAGATTCGGGTCTTTAACTTGTTTGTATAGATTCCCGATGAACGTTCGCCGCGCCAAATGCGACGACGCGATTTCGTTCAACGGTCGTTGTTCCTCCTCGCGCGTTTTGGGATTCAGAATCGTCACGTAACGCGTCAACCCAACCAATTTGAAAATGTCCTTTATTGATTCGTTATAATTCGTTTGTGCGATGAACGGCAACAGCCGCGCCGGCGGGTCGTCGGGATTTTTGCGAGGCGTTGCATACCGTTCGATGATTGCGCGCGCACCGGCTGTCAATGGAACGCGCACCGTCACGGGGCGACCGTCCTTTGTTTTGTGTGGTATGTATTCCAACGCGCCGTTGATGATGTTTGTCGTTGTCAGGCGGTTCAGGTCGCCGACACGGCAACCGACCAAACATTGAAAAACGAAGATGTCCCGTTGTACTGTCAGCGCGGGACGACCGACGGCGTCGAAATCAAACGCCGCGATCGCGTCGCGTTCCTCGATGCTGATGAAATACGGTGTTCCGTACACGCGCGGCGGTATCGTGTAATTGTCGAATGCGTTCGTCGTTGTGATTCGGGCGGTCTTGTTCGCCCAAATGATAAACGTTCGCAACTTGATAAATATTGCGATGATTGCGTTCGTCCCGCGTACGGCGGGCGGGCGGCATTCAGGAACGGCGACGAGGGCGGCATCGTAACGGGGAGTTCCGATGTATGAATGCTCGTCCCGCAAAAACGCCCAAAACGCCCGCAATTCGTCCGTTCCGAACCCGTCAAGGGTCAAATGTCGGTGTGTGTACAATTCGAACCGGCGCAACGCGCGTTCGACAACGGCGAATTGCTGTTCCCGCCGATGCGAATATTTGCGTTCGTTCAAAAACTCGTCGAACCGTTCGAAAAACGTTGGTTCAACCGGTTTGTCGAAATCGGGGTGATGATACCGGCGGACGGTCGCTGTCAACCAATCCGGCGGAATGGACGATTTGTCGGCGGCGACAAAAACGTCGATGATGTATTGACAAAGGGCGTCGAGGTTTCGGCGGGTTGCGAGCAATTCGCGTTGTTCGGCGGTTTCGATGCGGGGAACGATGATTCGTTCGTCGGGTTGCGACCAACGCGACGGCGTGACGAACACGCCCGATTTGGCACGGAACACAAGACCGCGACCGCCGGAGAATCGCAACAGAATTTCGGATTTGCCGTCGCCGTTTTTCAGGGACGACAAGGTTTTCGTGATTTTTGCCACGTTAACGGAATAATTGGTTAACGGCAAATTTACTCCCCCGTTGACAAAATACAAAATTTTTGTCAACCAAATTTTTACAAAGTGTTACACCTTGTAACGGATTGTTCCACGTCGGGCGCGTCGGGGTGTCGCACATTTTACACGTCAAATCGGCGTGTATTAAGGGAAAACGGCGTTGTCAGGGCGCGCGCCCTGATTCGGGCGTTTTCCACGTTTTGACAGACGGTCAAGTCCCTTCGCCCGCACACAACAAAACGCGTTTTCCGTTGAAATTCAGCGAGAAACGCGTTTTTCATTTTCATTTTTGTCAACGGATTGTCAACGAAACGTGAAACGGGCGATTTCAGTCACCCGAAATCCGCCCGTAAACGCACGTGTCAATTACATCAACACGGCGCAAATATAAGAATTTATTTTCAAAACGTATAACCAAACGTGAAACCAACGCCGGCGTAAGGTTGCATTCCGGCGGGGGTGATTCCGTAACCGACTTGTGCGCCAACTGTCAACCGCCAACGTTTCGTGTCAACGTATTTGTTCGTGACGGTTCGCGTCGGGGCGTAAATCGTGATTTCCGACAATTCGGGATTGTACCCCGTGACGACGGCGCGATAATTTTCGGTTTCGTAAATTTTCTCCGTTTCCGGCAACAGAACCCGCGCCGAATCAGGGACGGCGGCGGTCGAATCAGCATCGACCACGACAACGGGCAAAACGGGCGGTTTTGGCGGGGTTTTAGGGTTCGGACGTATAACGGGGACGAATATCGTATCGACGCGCCCAACGGCGGCGGAATCGGTCAAAACGGGCGTGTCCTGAATCGGCGTCCGGACGGTTGTTGTGTCTGATGAAATCAGGTTGTCCGGCGAAACGATTTTCCGGCGGACGTGTTCGCCGCCTGACAGCCAACCGGCGAGGAACAGACCCGCACCGGCAAACGCGGCGATTGTGAATTTTTCAAAATTTGTCATTCGATTTGTTCGTAAAATCGGCGCAACCCCGAAACCGGAAATTGCGCCGAATGTGGGTGTTTATTTTCCGACGTACAAATCCCAACCGGCGCGAACATCGTCTTTGTTCGCCTCGACGCCGTTCTCAACGAACGACATCGCCGTCACGATTGGAATCATAACCGACGCGTCTGTTGTCGAAATCGGGACGTTTGATTGAACGCCGGACAACGACGACACGGTTTTCACATAACCGCCCGTGTTGTTCTCGATTGGCGGCGCATATCGCGCGATCATTCGTTCGATAGTGTTCAGACCGTACCGTTTTTGATACGTGTGTAACAGAACGAACGCGGCGCGATAACCGAACGCCATTGATTCGAATTGTTTGAACGCGCGGTCTTGCGACGGGACGACCTCGCCGTTGTATTTGACCGTTCCGATCCTGATGTTGCACGGGTTGTTGTTGCGCAATCCGCGCGGGAGTTTTGTGTTTGCCATTGTTTACGCCCTCCCGAAAATCAGGTAACGAACGACCGCGCCGGCAACAGTCCCGAGGGCGTCGGCGACGAGGTCGCCCCAACCCCAAAGACCGCCCCACGCGCGATCCTTGTATTCAGCCGCAAGACCCGCGCCGATGCCGAATCCGTAACCGAACACAAACGAACCGACGAAACACACGACAAAATGTTTCGCCTTGTCGTTGCGCCGGTCAAACCATTTCCACGCGGAATCGAACCACGCGGCAATTTTTGCAAAGAATTTTTTCATTACTGTTCCTCCTTTTCATTTGGTTTCTGATATTCCCGAATGCGCTGTCCGCAATCGCAACGATAACACCGGATTCCGCGAAAATACGCGACCTTTGATTTCAATTCGGCGATTTCGTTACACTTTTGTTCGATTTCCTCGGTATGTGTGCGCGCCGAGGATTGCACACGGTCAAGTAGTGAGAAATATTCGGTTTGATATTTCGTCAACTGTTGCAACACGTAATCATATTGATCTTGTGCCAAATCGACCGCCTTTTGTTGCGTTTCGATTTCGGACGATTTCGTTTTTGCCTCGACGCGGCGTTTTGTTTTCCGCCACAAGACAAACGTCAAAATGTCCGTTCCGGCGAACAACGCCAACAACAACGGATAAATCAATGTTTCAAGCATCGTTTATTCGGCGTTGTTATCGGGGTTTTCACCGTCGCGCGCACCCTCGACCGGTTCATCGTCGGGCAATTCCCGTTTCAGTTCCTGAATGCGCTCCTCGCATTCGTGCCACTCGGCGTTTGCCGCCTGATATGCGGCGAGTTCGTCGGGGTATGTGTCGCCGAACGAAATTCCCAATTTGCCACATTTCGCCGCGTGCGCGTCTGATGCCGCCATTTCGGAGGCACACGCCAATTTGCGGGATTCGAGGCGTTCAATTTCAAATAAGATTTCCTCCCTTTCCATAATACAATTGTAAATTTTGATTGATTTGACGTAATTCGGCACGATGCGAACGCCGCGCGCGGTATCGGTATTTTTCAATTGACCGATAACGGCGAACGACCGTCGCCTTGTAGAAATTCGGGTCAAAGAACAGATATTCGCCCCAATGCGCGACAATGTCACCGGCGACCCGTTTCCGGATATTGTACGACGCGAAATGTTTCATCAATCCGAAATATGAATTGATGATTGCGACGAATTTTTCAACGTGTTTCGTCTGTTGACGGCGCGTTGTGTAATGGGTGTTGTAATAGTACACCTTTTGAATCAGGTTTCCGACCGTGCGATTGCTGACATACAAACGGTTGAATTTGACGACGCCGCCGAGAAATTTCATTCCTTTCGAATAATGTTGTTCGGAATATTTCGTCGGGTGCAATGTCAACCCGCGTTCAGTTTTCAGGTATTCGCGGATATGCGACAACGCGATATGAAATGATTCTTTGTCCGTGAACACGTTTCCGAAATCGTCAACGTAATTCGTCGGATCAAGACCAACAGACCGCAACCACCGCATAAACGGCGCGTTGTAAAAATTCGCGTCCGTTTGCGACCACAAATTCCCGATTGCCAACCCGAGAAACCAATCGATATTTGCGAGGGATTTTTCGGGAGGCATCAATTGCCACATTGTGATTGGCGTTCGGCGCACCCAATGATCGGGCGGGACGTTGAATGTCATAATTCGGACGAGGTACAACAGAACGTCCTTGTCGGGTTCGTTGTATTCCGCCGTAATCAATGCAATCAATTCGTCGTACAACCGGCGTTTGTAGATTGACATAAAAAACGATTTCAAATCGAATTTCGCAATCCAACAATCGCGGGTGTACCCGTGCGACGCCCTGAACACCTTGTCCCGCATACATTGCAACGCCGCAAGGTTGCCCTTGCCGACGCGACAAGAAAACATATCGTCGTCGAGGACGTGACAACGTTCGAACAACGGTTCAAGACGCCAAACAACCCAATGTTGAACGACACGATCGCCAAACGCCGCCGCGACGACCTCGCGCGGACAAGGGCGCGTCACAACAAACGCAATGGACGGTTTCGGGATATATTCGCCGTTCCAAATTTGGGTTGCCAATTCGTGAATGTTCGCCGACAAATCGCGTTCGAAATGAATCGCGTTCGGCGTTCCTGATTTGTTTTTTCGACAGAGGTAATAAGCAAAATACATTGACGACACAAAGGAAAGGAACGCGCGGTCGGTGTTCTGATAACAAAATTCGGAAACGGGACGCACGGTGTCCGAATAGTACTTGTTGGTGTTGTTCAAATTGCCGTTGTTGCCGTTGAAGATGAACGCGTTCGTCGCATTGTACTCGCAAGATTTTGACATTTTCGATATAACTATAAAAGATAGTATGTCAACCTTTTTATTATCATTCAATTGGCTCTCCGCCGGCGGGACATTCCGCGTCGAATTCATCGTCCGCGTCTGTCATTACACCGACGTTCATACCTTTCAACCGTAGGAAATAACGTCGCCAACCGCGCGCCGTTTTCCTGATGTCGTCAATGATTTCGCACAACATCGCTTGTTGGTCGATTGACATCAACCCCAACGTCACCGACAATTGCAGTTTGTCCTCGATTTTGTCGAGCGTTCCGAGGGCGTCGTACACGTGACCCGCCGCCGTTTGCGGTGACGGATCGTGATTCGCCGCGATTATCTGTTCGCGCAATTCCTCGCCCAACAGAACAAGCCGGTCGCCGACGGTGAATTTGAAATTGCGGTTGAAATGTTCGACAATCCGGTCAAGGGTCGCCGTGAATTCACGCGACCGTTTCAGGATTTTCAATTTGTCAATGTTCCGTGACATCTGATGTTGTTTTTCTGTCTGTTTTTGAAATGCACAACGTGCGCGCGTTCGCGACGACACGTTGTGCGATGATTGGACGTTTCGGACTTTCTAAAAAGCGGAAACGGGACGCACGGTGTCCGAATAGGCCTTGCGGGAGGTGTGCAAAGTGCCGTAGTTGCCGTCGAAGACGAACGCGTACGTCGCATTGTACTCGCAAGACGTCCAAGGATAGTAACCCGAACCGTAAATTGTCGAACCGCCCATTTTGACGATTGTATCATTAACGGGATCGGGGTCGGTATCGGACGAATTCAGGCGACGCGGCGAAATCATATCGAACATTTCGTTGTTGTCAGGCAACCACCATTTGCCCGCGCCAAGACCGACAACGTCGTCATCAACGCCGTCAACGTGAACGGCGAATGCGTGCGCCATTGCGGCGGCGGGATAACGGGGTTCGCCGTCGCCGCGAACGGTTGTTCCGGTCAGGGCGACAAGAATTTCCGTGTTCGTCTTTCCGTCGCGTTTCTGTGACGAGTAACGGGACATTCGGTCGTAGAATTGCTCGCCGAACATATACGATTCATAATCGGGATATGCGGCGCGCAAATCGGCGCAAAATTCGGAATCGTTGAACGACGCGCGTTTCACGATAGTCGATGAACCAAGGGGAACGTTGGAGGTCGGTTCTGTTCCGTTCGTCGAATAGTATTCAACGAATTTCTTCAGGTGACAACCGGCGAAATACGACGATACGCCGTTTTTGCGGCGGACGAATTCGGTCGTAGTCAAATACGCGTACGTGTTTTGATAATCAACCTCGTCAGAAACGAATGTCACGCCGGACGCGCCGCCCGTGCCAACAACGCCGGTGACGTTGCATATTGCATAAAAGTTGTGACCGAGAATGATTTGCGTTCCAACCGCCGCCGCCGTCCACGCCTTATTGTTGCCGTCTGACAGCGCGGCGAACGCCGTGTTGATTGACGCCGCGATCGCGGACAATTCCGCGCCGGCGGTGTAAGAAACGTTAACGGTGTTCTCGACGTTCGATGCGTTTTTGACGGTGATTGCAAGTGTTCCGGCAACCGCGCCGTTCACGCCGTTCAGGGCGACCTCGAACGGGTGCGCCCAACGTGCCGAACCGGCGTTTGTCAATGGTGTCACGAATACACGTTCGCCACGCCTGAACAGAACGACCGCGATTCCGACAAGGTTCGCGGGTAACTGATTTTTGACGAGGGTCGCCGCCTTGACGAAACGTTTGCGGTTTTCGACTTTATCGAACACAACGAGGTCGCCGGATTCGGCGTGTTCCTTGTCAACGACGATGTTCACGCCGTCATAAATGTTCGCACCGTCCGCCACGATGTGAGAAACGGCTGATTTGGTACGCGAACGCGACGAATCGTTGTTGTATGCGGCTTTGTCCGCATATTTATTGATTTGTGCCATAATTCAATGATGTTTTTAGAATGAAACCCAATCGGAAACAGACGCGTCGCCCTTTGAAAAGTATTTCGCCGGCGTATCGACACCCTCGCCGCACATAATCCAAAACAGACCGGCGCGCGCGGGTGCGATGTTCGGAACGTAGTTTCGGACGGTGACGACGTTTGTGTCAAGGTACGCAACGAGGGATTCAACGACCATTTTCGGCGCGATGATTTCGCCGTTCATCAACCCGATCAGGGTTCGCGCGATTGCCTCGACGCGCTGTTCGAGGGTGCATTCGGTGTTCGCGACGATTTCAAGAACGCCGTCAAGGTTGCCGACGGCGGTTGTCGCTGTTGCGGCGGCGTTTGTTGCGGCTGTTGCCGCGCTGTTTGCCGATGCGGCGGCGGTATTTGCAACGCCCGCTTTCTCGGTCGCTGTTGCGGCGGCGTTTGTTGCGGCTGTTGCCGCGTTATTGGCGGCGGTTGCCTTGCTGTTCGCATTCGATGCGGCGGTGTTCGCGTCTGATGCGGCGGTGTTCGCCGTTCCGGCGGCGGTGTTCGCCGTTCCGGCGGCGGTGTTCGCGGCGTCGGTCGCCTGAATGCACGGCGTCACGAATTCCGCGAATTTCTGATCGTAGCGATTTATAAGGTTCTGATACCCGACGTCAACGCCGGTGTCAACGTACGCGTCAAGTTCGTCGTCATAGACGAGCCACGTGTT